GGGCTAACAGTGGAAGGCAACGTCGGCATCGGGAACACTGCTCCAGCAGGGAAATTCGTTGTTAATCCTCCTTCTGCCCAAACTATCGCCGCAGGCAACACAATTACAGCTGATGGCTGTGGGACCATTAAGCAAATCACCTCTGCAGGAGCAGTAACAACTGGCACTACCAACACATTTACCGCTCCGGCGGCCGCCAACACCGGGTGCATAATGACTGTAATCAACACAGGAGCAAACAACATAACCTTAGACAACAATGCTTTATTCAAGTCCGCAGGTGGAGCGGATGTTGTAATGACAGCCGATGATGTGGTTGTGGTCGCTTCCAACGGCTCGGTGTGGTATCAAGTTTCGCCTTTGCAGGCTAATTAAGACCTAAACAAGTCTATAAACTGGCTGTTCTTTTACAAATACAATAGAATTGGTATAATGTCCAAGTGGTCTCCCGTCGGGGAGGGTAACTTGGGCGACATACTACGAATATGTCGCTCTTCCACTTTTAATAGTAGTTTTTCGTAGAAACTATATGCAAAAAGAAGCATTTGAGCAGTTTTTAATTGCTCGTGAGGGATTACAAATGGTTACGGTAGAAAGTTATGTCGGCTCGTATCGAAGAATGTCGAAAGTTTTAGGAGATTATCCCACAGTGGATGAAGCAGAAAAATATATCTGCGCAATGTACACTTCGGGATATTCTTATTCACATAAACTTAACACAATGCTTGGAGTGGAAAAGTATATGAAGTTTATCGATAGACCAGTGAGATTTGGCAGACAGAAAAGACCTCGCCCGATAATTAAAAATACTCTGACTGAAGCGGAAATTACGACAATGATTTTCAACTGTCGAGATATTCGGCAAAAAGCACTTCTGTCTTTGTTGGCTTACTCCGGCATTAGGAATTTAGAAATCTGCCGGTTGAAGGTTAAAGACGTGCTCATCACCCAAAACGCTGTAAGAGTAATAAATGGCAAAGGGCTAAAAGACGGTATCTCTCAAATCGCTCCAGAATGCACTGAAATACTCATCAAATATCTAAACGAATTTCCAAGAGGGCAAGATGATTATTTATTTACCACCCTGCAAAAGAAAAACAGACTAGCTACAGGGGATGTGAGAAAATGGGTCAAAGTGATTTCCAAGAGAGCAGGAATTATTAAGCGAGTATTTCCCCACCTTCTCCGAGCATCAATGACCGCCAATATGTTGCTTCGAGGGGCAGATATTGTGTCTTTGAAAAATCAACTTAGGCATGCGTGGTTGGAAACTACATTATCATACGCCAATTCTATTGTATTTGTGGAAAAAAATCTTTATCAAAAGTTTTGCCCGAGTTATTTATAAATTATGGAAAAAGACAAAATCAAAAAAATAATAACTTCAATCGTAGCCATTGCCACAATATCTAGTGGAGTAGTGCTTTTCTTTGATCCTAATGAGCCAATGTCTTACGAAGAATACCAAACCCTAATTCAAGTTTATAATTACGAAATAGAAAAAGCTGGAGGCCAAATAACACTAAAAGATGTAAAAGGAAGTGTAGCCGAAGCCATGCACAAAAAGATGTCGGAGCGACTAGTCAAGGGAGAGGTAAAAATAGGAGGCGAAACTTTAACCGAGGAGGACTATTTATTATTAAGGTCGGGGTTGTTTGAGAAAGCGAAAAAATAATGCCACAACTTTTTGACATAAGGGATGAAATAAAGAAACTGGGAAGCAAGGTAAAGGAGAAATTCTTTATTGAAACTCCGCCCATCCCCGTTTTTGATATGAGCGCTCCACCGGAACCCTTCGTACCTGGAGGTCTTGTTTCTACAACCTTGACAAAAACACCAGAAGCTGTGGCAACTGGAATAAGCGCTTTTTTTGAAAGCCAAGCCCAAAGAAGAAGTAAACAAACTACCGGACAACAAGCTGTGACAGAACTTATAGAACAACCGGCTAAAATAGCTAAAGCCGTGACTGTGGACTTTCCTAGATTAATTTTAGGAGGATTTTCCTCTGTCGGAAAAACAATACTAGAAGCCGCCTACACTTCTAAATATTCTCCCTATAAACAAGCGGCGCAACTTCTCGGAGTAGATACGAGTAAAGAAGCAATCAGACAAGCCCTGACAGATACTTCAAGAATAGGAAAGCCAAAAACAGAACGAGTATTAGATGCAGAAAAATCTTTTAAACAAGAAACTTTAGTCTATAAAGATATTGAAACATATAAAAGCATAGAGGATATTTTATTTAAACACAAACCAAAATCTTGGCAGAACATTAAGGAAGACATAGACGGCTTCGTAAGAAAAAGTCCAATAGCAACTCCATGGGAAAAAAACAACCTCGGCATCACGCTAGCAATAGCCGGATTCGTGGCTGATGCCTGGTTTCCAGGTGGAAAAGGTAAGCTGACCTCAATAGCCCTAAAAGAACTCATAGAAGCTACCACAGACGACCTAGCGAGGGTTACGATGATAAGGTATGGCCTACCGGAAGAATTAGCTCAAGCCGCAGCTCATAACGTAGCAAAAGCCACGACAGCTGAGGGAGTAGAAACCGCCATAAGAGGTGAAGCGGCGACCTTCATAGCCAGACAATCAGAAACTGCCCTGCCTGCTCCCCAACCCTCCGGCTTCTATGATCCTAAAACAAACACAATCAAGCCGGTGGAAATACCTTCGCCGGAGACATCGATTATGCCTAAAGTGGGAGATGTTGTAAAAACTAATTTAACCAATGCGGAATATAAAGTAATAGACCCTCCTAACTTATACAAAGTAAGGCCGAAAGACGGAGAAACTTTACCTTTCACTGTTATTGTAGATAATATTTTTGAAGATGGCATAAAAGGAAGACAAAATTCAGAAGCAAGTCAAAGATTCTTTAGTGAGGATAAGTATATTTTTGAGAAACAGAAAATGGGTGATATGATAAAAATAGAAAGAGTTGGTACTAAAAATCAAATTAATGTTAGGATAGAAGAAATAGAAACTATCAATGGTAAACAAAATCCGCTTTTTAAACCAAAAGAAATATCAAAAGCCACCGCTAACGGGGAAACTAGGGGGAGCGAGCCTTTTAGTGTGCGGGAAACGCCAAAAACTGTCCCAGAAACAGCGATTGTGCCTAAAACAGAGCTTTCTACCTCCATCTCCAAAGCCAAAGCTTCTGGCCAATCTTTTGATGAGTGGGTGAAGGGGGAAATAAATGCTTATCACGGAACTGCCGCAGATTTTGAAAAGTTTAGTGATTCTTTTAAGGGTAGTATTACAGATGCTCAAAGTGCAAAGGGGGCGTTTTGGTTTACTGATGACCCTGCTACTGCTAAAGCATATTCTATATATGCCGCCGAAACTGGTCCAATAAATAAACTAATGAAACAACACGCCGCACTTGAAAAGATTGCACAAAAAAGTGGCAAAAACTCCGACTGGTTGAAAGTGGATGAGTTGACACAAAAGATAGACGATTTGGGTGGGTATGATGCAACATACGACCGCAGAGTAAATGCAAAAGTTAAAGATGTATCAATTAAAGGGGATTTCTTGGAAGTTGATGCTAAAGGAAAAACACCACAAGAATTAGGACAAGACGGAGATATTGATAGTTGGTTAAGTCAACAAGTTGAAAAAGCTAGAAAACTAAACAAAACTGGGCTTAAAATAAAAAACATAGATGACGCTGTTGGCTTATATAATAGACCTTCAACACACTATGCAGTATTTAATCCAGATGTAATCAAAACACGCTCCCAACTAAGAGCAGAGTGGGATGGGGTGGAAGCAGTAAAACCAAAATCCGCCGAAGAATTCATCGCCACCACACCACCAAAGTTTCCTAAAAAAGGCACGGCTGGAGCGGTGGAGAGTGCGGCTGCTCGAGCTCGGGCTGGGGAGGATTTTGGGCCGAGAGTGCAGAAAGAGTTAGACGAAGTTAAAGATATAACGACAAAACAGCTTGAAGAACTCGGAAGCAAAATAAAGGCGCTGGGTCCTCGTGATATTGGAAAAGCTTCTAAAGAGTTGGATGACATCAAGGTCCAACTGGAAATTATCAGAGAAGTAGAGGACACTATGCCCGGTAAGAAACTAATCAAATTTCAATCTAAAAAAGAAGGGCAATTTGAAGAATTAAAGAACCCTGACGCTGTGGATAGTATGGGTAAATTTAAATACACTGAACGCCAAAGAGAAGCAATAAAAGCAAGAAATTTAAAAGTAACCAGAGCGGTTGAAAGCGCCTTTGAAGACAGACCAGAATTGTCTGGGAAGTTTGACGACCCGGATGTCATAAGAGAAGAAATAGAAAAATATCTCACTACAGCCAGAGAAAGGAAGGCGTTGGAAAAAATGGCAACTGCCAAGCGCGCAGAACTCGCCCTGATGAAAAAAGCCGAACTCTTGGAAACGCTTGCTCTTGAACAAAGAACCAACGCCCGAAAAGCGCTGGAAGAATTAACAGACGATGAAATCTACGCTCTCAACACTGAAACCTTTAAGGGATACATGGCTGGTTACCTGGAAAAAAGGGAACTCCACCGCCAAGCGCGTATTGCCCTGCAAGCCACTATCAACGACTTGGAATTAAAAAAGTGGGAAAACGCCCGCAAACTCCTCAAAATGCCGAACTCCTTTGAAAAAATGACTATTGATCAGATGAGAGAGTTTGATGAATTCCTGCGACAATTTGAAAAGGGAGACGTCTTTCTTGGTCCGAGAACGCTCCAGACTCTCAAAAACACTAGCCTCGCCGGTATCTTTACACGAAGAGAAGCAGTTGCTCGCTCGCTTGAAGACATTAATAAATTGCGGGCCTTGGAAGGAAAACCACCGGTTAAACTTTCTGAATTGACAAGCATCCAACACGACGAAAAGTGGAACTACATGGGGGGCAACGCTCTTGTACGTCAAAATCCGCTCTTTGAAGTAATGATCCACGACATATACAAAGCGGATTTAGCGTCCAGTATGGCAACGCTTGAAGCGCGGGAGACGGTCAATGAACTCTTTAAGGCGGCACGAAAATCTCGCAAACGAGGGCTTGTAGAACGGCTCGTTCCGACAGACGATCTTGCTTATCGTTGGCTATCCGCTGGACCGGAAGACAAGCTATTATATGCAAAGGATATGACCCCAGCTGAGTTGAAGGCGGCGCAATGGATTTGGAAAGACTTAGCAAAGGAGCGAGACGACCTCCTGCGAAAGGGCACCTTGACACGATATGTAAAAAATTATATCACACATATTCGTCGCTCATTCTTAGAAGCATGGAAAGAGGAAGGGACTTATGTCGCCGGGGTGGTTTCCGGAGAGAAGCCGGGATTCTGGAGAAGATCAGGTAGAGGCGCGCGCGCGGCTTTCAGGGAATTTCTCGATAGGTATAAGCAAGATGAAGCGGTAGCGGGTATCTTGAACCAGCGCACAGGCGAAGTCTTGCCTCTTGAAAAATGGTTTCAATTTTCTATGAAGCGCACAGGACAGCTCGTGCCTTCAAAAAATGTCGCAAGGGCATATATGATTTATAAAGAGGTGCTCAACCGCAAGCGCGCCATGGATGTTATCTTTCCAAAATATCAAGCAATCATTGACTCTGTAAACTCTCTAGCGACAACCGCGCGAGGACTGGAATTTGACGCTCAACTAAAGAGTTTCTATAAGGAATTTATGAACACGCAAAAAGGACGTGTAACCGATCGCGCTTTCTTGAAGCCCGGAGGTAAATTAGATTGGGTGGTGAGAACCGGCACAGCTTTTACCCGATTACTCTTTCTCGGATTTAATATCCCTGTCGGACTTACCTCGCAAGCCGGCGCGCAAGTGCTTGTTTATAAGGGGTTGGGAGAGAAAATGTATGCGCTGGGAGTAAAACGCTTTGCGACTCCCAAAGGACGCGCCGTGGCGAAGAAATACGAAGCGCTGGTGGGAGAACTGGCTAGACAGCCCTTCCTTGATGCGGCCGCGCGCTTTGGGGATAAAGTGGAAGTCGGATTATACGGACTTTTCTCAAACGCCTCGCGCAACGCTAACTCTATTTTTCTCCTTGGCTCAATGAGTAAGGCAGAATGGACCTCGGGAGCCATAGACCTTGACCGGCTCGCGCTTATTAAAAAAGGTATGGCGCGGCAGTTGCCTACCGGTGGCATGGGGACAAAAGCAATTTATGGCCAGACCGCGATAGGAAAAGGATACACGCAGTTTAAGAGCTGGGCATTGCCTATCATCTCAACAACACTCTCAGACATCGGAAAACTAACAACCCGCAAAGTGCCACTTAATTCTCGGGAGGGAAGGGAGACATTAAGAGCTGTTTTACTAACGGCCACCATCGTTTTCGCCACCTACGAATTTATGGAAAGAAAAAAGCGCAGAAAGGACAGAAACTTCATGGAAGAAGTGGCTTGGAAAGCGGCGCGTGATTCGCTCTCTATCATCGGGGCGCTTGATCCTACTCTATACACATCGGAACCGCCTCTGATGTCTCTTGTCGGCGATATTTCCGTGGCTTTGAAGCAAATAGGAATCTCACTAGCAACCGGAGACCGGACACAAGACGACAAAATTCGCGGAGTAGGAAAGCTCGGAAATACATTGAAGCCATCCGTGGTAAGACAATTTATCGGAGAAGAAGTATCAGAAGCTGAAAAAGAATTTGAGAGGCTGAAAGCGCTTCCAAAAGACGAAGCCAACGCAATAATGAAAGAATACAAAGAAAATGATCCGCCTTTATATAGAAGAATAAAAAAACTAAAAGAAGATGAAGAACTTGGCATCACCGAAGAAGATATTGAAATCAGAAACATGGGCGTAGAAAATGGTGAACGCGCAGAATATATCTTCGAGCAAACAAAGGATATGAAAACACCGGAAGAAAAAAACGCCTACATAAAAGAGCTCAGAAAAAAGAAAATAATTACTGATGATGTGTATAAACAACTTAAAAAACTTGCACAAAATGAAGTAGATTAGTATTATTAGAGTAATTATAAATTAATTAATAAATATGGACAAAGTAAAAAATTGGCTACATAATGTGATCTCCGGGTTAGTCTCCAAACCAGAAGAAGTAGAAATTGAAGCAAGTATGGATGAGCAGGGTGTGTTGTTTTCTGTCAGTGTCGCAAAAGAAGATATGGGAAAGATAATCGGCGCCAAGGGTGCTATCGCCAGTAACATACGATCTCTTCTCCATTGTGTCGGGTATATAAATGATATTCGCGCGTCTTTGAAAATTAAGGAACCTTTAAATTTATAAAATGGAACCTAAAAATCATGGTATTTTAATAGCTCCTCCAAGACCACAAGACTATATTCTCGGGTCCACTTCTCCTTTACAAATTATTAGAGCTATAAAAAACTGGGAAATTTATTTACCAAAAGAAGAATCTCAAAGAAATGACGTGGAAGATTTTCTTATCTGTACCACAATGTCTGCATTACATAATTTAGAATCTAATCTAAATTATCTTATGGCTACTAATCAGCTCTGGGACGAAGCTTTAAATTTCTTTCATAACAATGGTTATATTCAAGATGGTTCTTTTAAATTATCTGATCGCTTTAATGCTAAATTAAACGGAACTGAATCTTATAGAGGAAATTACCAAAATGTAGTAGGAGATTGTTTACGAAGAGATGGAATTCTTCCGGAAAAGGACTGGCCTGTACGAAATGATATGAGGTGGACTGAATATTATAGTAATATTCCTATAAACTTATTTGCAAAAGCAAGAAAAGCTCTCTGGTTTCTAAATATTCAATATCAATGGGTACCAAGATCCAATTTTAAGTCAATTTTACCCCTTTCCCCGATCCAAGTGGCAACGGCCGTATGTCCGGGTTGGAATAAAGATCAAATTGTAAATAAATGTTCTGGGTTGAGTATTTCTCACGCTACTTTAGTTTATGGCTTTGATATTATGAATAATTGGCTTAATTTAGACCATTATCCACCTTTTAAGCAGATTTTAGCCTCAGACTATGAATTCCCCATTAATATGCAATATATCGTCACAGTGAAGCCTGTAACCCTTAGAAACGGCATGTATGGAGCGAATGTACTTCAACTTCAAAAGGATTTAAATAAATTAGGCTTTAATTTAAAAGAAGACTCAGACTTTGGTCCAAAGACAGAAGGAGCAACCCGGAACTTTCAAATTAAACAAGGATTAGGGGTAGATGGAATAGCTGGGATACAAACTAGGGGAAAAATAAAAGAATTACTAGCGCCTCGATCTCGTATCGACGGATTATGTGAAGCCATAAAAACTCATGAAGGATATTTTAAAGGCTCTCGATCTTGGCGTAACAACAATCCCGGGAATTTGCGCTTTGTGGGTCAAAAGCTCGCTATTGGACAAGACAAAGATAATTTCTGCATTTTCGTCACTTACGACGACGGCTACCAAACACTAAAAGAAATGCTGGTGAACGCCTGCACAGGAAAATCCGCAGTCTATAACCCCAACATGACCCTCTTGCAATTCTTCCAAAAATACGCGCCAGCTAGCGACAACAACATTCCTACGGTTTACGCAAAATTCGTCGCTGATAAGCTGAGTGTTTCTACCCAAATAAAGATCAAAGAACTACTATGACCCAAAAATGTAAACAATGTAAAAAAAAGTTTATTCAAACTAGACGTAGAAAATCTTTTTGTACACAAAATTGTGCGGTTGTCTTTCATAACAAAAGTAAAACACAGAGAGATATTTTAAAGAAAATATCAGAGAAAAAGTCTCCTTATTGGTTAGGTGAGAAAGCTGGGTACTTTGCGAAACATTTATGGATAAGAAAAAAATTTGGAAGTGCGTCTTCTTGTGAAAAATGCAAAACAGAAGAGAAGGTGAGATTTGAGTGGGCAAATATAAGTGGTAAATATTTTAGAAAACGAAGCGATTTTGTTTCTTTATGTGTAAAATGTCATAGAAGTATGGATTTGGGAAATATTGTTTACCAGTTTACAATGGATGGAGTGTACTTACGGTCCTTTAGTTCTTGCGCGGAGGGTGCCAGATATGTCGGAAGAAGTAAACAATCTATTTTGAATGTTGTCCACGGACGAAGGAAGTCTGTTGGAGGATTTAAGTGGTCGAGAGATTATTAGGTTAATATCTTTTAATTTATGGAAAAAAAATGGTATAACAGTAGAACAATTTGGTTGGCGGTAGCTCAAGGAGTTGCCGGAGTATTATTAGTAGTTTACGCGGAAAACCCAGCTCTAGGTTTGACCGGAATTGGCGCTGGAATAAAATCTATCTTAGACATCTATTTAAGATACGTAACCGTAAAACCTATAGTATAATATAAATACGACTTCTTGGGTTTTCTGGGAAGCACGTAGAAAAAACACCATAGAAAGCTTGGATTGCTTTCACTTAATTATGGTGTTTTTTTGCTTCTTTCTTCTAAATTTCTCAAAACCCAAGATAAATTCTGCTCCGGATTTTTAAGCCAAAGATGAATTATTCTAAAACAATAATCTACTATATCTTTTTTTCTTTTTTCTATTTTAGATTTTTTCATAAAATTTTTCTCCGGTCTTTATAAGGGACAATATTAGCAATAATCTTTTCATTTTCTATATCTTTGACGGCCACCTTTTCTAAATACATAGCCTTAATATATCGATCGTCTTTTAAATATCCGCGCTTGACCAGAAGGTCCGTAATTAACTTTTCAAAATTCCCTGTATCAGATATTTTATAATTTTTAATATAAAAAACATACTTTACAAAATACTCTCCTTCCTTCAACTCTGTCCTATTATATGGAAGTAAATAAAAAATATCATTTTCATATTGCCGAAAAGTTCGTGTTTTAACATGCCGGCCGTAATGAGCATCGTTGATTGAAAGGGGCTTAATTGGTATTGTTATTTTCATAAAAAAGTTATCCACATATGACACTACTTGACACCATTATGCTATTTTTTATATACTATCACTATGGCAAAAATAAAACAAGTATTAAAATATTTTCGTAAAGGATTTTGGCTTACAAAGCAAAACATAAAAAATATAAAATCTGAATCTAGAAAAGGTTTTGGAGGAAATGAAAGTGCCCTAGTCCGGCATATTATAAGCCAATGGTTTAAGAAATGAAAAATAAAACTTTTGTTTTCCTTGATATATTGTTTTTAGTCTTATTAGGTATTGCAATTCTATTACCATTTTTATTTCTAAATGAGCGTGAAAAGAAAATAATGACAATACAATGGTGTTTTGGTGAATATGAGGTTGGTGGTTTACCTATTATAAGCTCAAGATATATTTGCAAATGAAACAATCTGGATTAAAAATAAATAGGGGATTTTTAGAAGCATTCTTTGTGTTTGGAATACTTATACTCTGGGGACTATTTCCTCTCGCTGCCCTTATTTTAATCCCTATTATTTTATTTTTTTCCATTAACAAGGAAACAGTAGTGGAATTTGTTTTTGGCTATACCCTTGTTATGGGTTGGATTTATTTCATTCTTTGGCTTGGAGGAAAGATATTTTAAAATGAAAAAAACACCATTTAAAACTAAAAATTCTACCCTAAAAGCTTTTAAACGCATGAGAAATTTCCGTGAAGTTACCGGAGAAATAAAAGATGTCTGGCAGGTTCAAGAAGCTGATCATAGATTTTCCTTAGAAATAAGAAAAAGGGACAGTCAATGTGTAGCTTGCGGTTCAACAAGATTCCTTGGTTGTTCTCATTATTTTGGTCGGACAATATATGCTACTAGATATGATCCGGAAAACTGTATAACCCTCTGTACCGAATGTCATGCAATCTGGGAAATAAACAAAAAGGGAATATATAAAGACTATATGCTGATGTGGCTTGGAGAAAAAGAATTCCAAGCCCTAGAAGAAAGGTCAAGAGAAAAAGTTAGCCCATATTATGCCATCACTGAGTTTATGAAATTAAATAAAAAACTAGTTGAGGGTAGAGAAAATGAAATTCAATATTAAAAATTTAAAAAGCAAGAACATGAAAGAAAAATCAAAAAAAGAAATAGGTGCAAGTGTAGATGATGCAATAAAGGAAATAAAAAAGAAGTTTGGAGAAGATAGTGTAATGAAATTAAACCAAACAGCGATGGATATTGATTCTATTCCCTCCGGTTCATTTGGATTAGATATGGCGCTTGGAATAGGAGGATTTCCGCGTGGACGCGTAGTTGAAATATATGGCCCAGAAATGTCTGGTAAAACAACCCTAGCTCTGCATACAGTAGCAGAGGCTCAAAAATCAGGTGGTCTTTGTGCCTATATTGACACAGAACACGCGTTAGACCCCGAATATGCCTCTAAGATAGGGGTAAGCACTAAAGACCTCTTAATCAGCCAACCAGAGAACGGAGAGCAGGCCTTAGAGATAGTAGAGAGCTTTGTGCGTACTGGAAAGTTCGCGGTAGTGGTAATTGATTCCGTAGCTTCTTTGGTCCCTAAAGCAGAAATAGAAGGAGATATGGGAGATCCTCAAGTCGGCCGACACGCAAAACTAATGTCCCATGGCCTGCGTAAGCTTATACCTTTAATCAGTAATTCAAAAACTGTAGTAATTTTCTTAAACCAAATCCGCCAAATGATTGGTCAGATGTATGGTCCCACAGAGTTTACAACTGGAGGCAAGGCCTTAAAATTCTATAGTTCCGTTCGTCTGGATATGCGCAGACTTGCACAAATAAAAAAGGGAGAGGAAACTGTTGGAAATAGAACAAGGGTAAAAGTAACTAAAAATAAAGTTGCTCCTCCTTTCCGCCAAACAGAATTTGATATTATGTATGGTGAAGGTATCTCAAAGCAAGGAGAGATTCTCGCCCTTGGAGAAAAATATAAAATCATCACCAAATCTGGCCATTCCTATCTCTTTATTGAGGATAAAGTAGAAATAAGGCTAGGAGTTGGCTATGATAAAGCAAGAATATTTCTGAAAGAAAACCCTAAAACCGCTGAAAAAATTGTTGATTTAATAAAAAAAGACCTCATGCTTCCAAATAAAGAAAATAAAGAAGTGGAGATCAGTGAGGAAAAAGAAGAAGAATAAAACGTATGAGTAAGAAACTAAACATATTTGTTCCAGCACTTGCATTAGAACACCCCCACAATAGTGAGGATTATGACCTAAAAGACAAATTAGCGGCCGCGGTCGATCGGCTACATAAAACAGGAGATTTCTTTGAACCAGTACAAATAACGTCTTATATATTTATAAAAAATAAGAAATTTCACCCGGAAGCGCTAGGTTATACAGTTGAGGCTGTAATAAGTGGATAAATCTGTGGAAAACGACTGTGTGAATGTGGATAACTTTTTGAAAAATAAGGCTAAAATAATCCACAGATTATACACATAAAAGTTATTACTTAAGTTATCAAATTTAATCCACAAGTTATTAACACAAAATTAGAATAAATAGTGTATTAAAAATTAATAAAATAAAGCTTAAACACACTTTTCCACATATCCACAGAGCTAATAGTATTAATAAGTATTTATATAAAAAATGGAAAATACAGAAACATGTAAATATTGCGGAGCAGGAATGAAAGCTTTTTGGCATAGCTTAACTCCTGGACTAGTATCTGTCTTAATAAAAGCTATAATTTATGTGAAAAAAACAAAAAAGAATAAATTTCACTATAAAGATCTAAATTTAAACTATTCCGAAGCCTCTAATTTACAAAAACTCCGCTTTCATGGCCTTATAGCACATTATGATAAAGATAAAAAAAGGAATGGAGAATGGCTCATAACAACCCGGGGAGGAGAATTTCTAAGAGGAGAAATATCCATTCCTAAACAAGTAAAAATATTTAGAAATAAAATTCAAGAACATTCAGAAGAACGAATACATATTGATCAACTAAAACATAGGTTTTCGGACTTTGATTCTAAATTTGCTTATGAGTATGATCAGAATATTAATCTTATAAAGCCCTTACAATTAAGTATATTTCAAAAATGAACCCCCTATTACAAAAATCCCTAAACCACTACAATTACTTAAACGCAAAAAAGAAAGCTACACTTGAAGAAGAAAGATACGAAAATTATATGCCCTCTATCCCACCATACACCAAGCCAAAAGTTGAAAAGTTAAGTGCAGGAGTTTATAATTTTATTAGAAATTTAAGACCATAAATATATGAAAAAAGAAATTGAACAATTCGTAGAAGAAATACATCCAATTTACGTGCTATTGGACTGGAAGTGGTGTTCAGGGAATAAGGCAGAAAAAATCCCTTCAAAAGAAGATTTAGAAAAAACACTAACCGAGTTAGTTGGGAACATTAAAGGAAATATAACAAGTAGTAAAACAGGCGGACTTTTTGCCGAAAAAGAAGATAATGAAAATGAGCAAATAAAAATTGGCTTTGAAATGGCTAAATACCTACCACCAAAAGGTCGTATGTTATCAATATTTAGAAAATGCCACAAGAATAGGCAGAGCTAAATATATATGTCCTATTTGTAAAAAAGATATATCTTTAGATTGGTTTTTTTATCAGTTATGTATCCACGAAGTAGATTTATGCACCTAGGAATACAACAACTTAAATGTATTAATGTAAAATGACTCATGAAAATACTAAAACCCCTAAGTAATAAAATATCAGAAAAGGTACAAAGATGGTCTGAGATTAAAGAGGAGGCACTAGAGTTAAAAGCCTTCCTGGATGCTAAGGAATTTGAAGGCAACTGGAAAGACGCCTTCGCTATATCCCATACACAGGTCTCAGAAAGCCCCAAAGTCTTCTTTGTGGTGAATAAGAAGAAAATACGAACATTCGGTCACTGGTGCGTAATAAACGCCAGGATAGTCAAAAAAGAGCAACCTTGTACCTTTTCTGAGGGCTGTATGAGCTTCATGTACCGGTCCGAGAAAGAAGTAGATAGATTCGCCAAGATCACCGTAACCTACCAAACCCCCCTTTTCAACCTCTTTCTGATCCCGCGCCGGAGGACTTTCAAAGAGATCGACGCGTTTATTGTACAGCATGAAGTTGATCATGCTGCCGGTATTAATATTTATGGATTATAAAGTACAACCTAATAACTGGATAATGTTCGGCGGGTACCCTCTAGTTTTAAGTAGGGCAGAAGTGAATTTTTATATTCGAGAGGGGTACATAAAACACAAAGAAGGGAGTGAAAATGGAGAAATGGAGTACACTGGTAAATATCGAGGAAAAGATTCAAGTCCTGATGCGTTTAAGGAATTATAAATTTAATGGTATAATAAAAACATGGAAACAATATTCACAATAATATTCGTTCTTGCTACCCTTTTGATCACTTACATTGTTGGATTTAATAATGGCTCAAAAAATTAACCACATGTTACAAAAAATAAAACAACTATTGTTTAGAAAAAAAGAAAACCTCCCCAACGAATACCTCTCCGGTATATCCTACCGCCCAGACATCCAAGCAATCCGGCTGGAGATCTATAAAGACGTAACCATTGTTTACATTCAAAAACCACCTACTCCAGGAACCGAAGATCCTCTCACTAAACCGCGCATCTTTGAATACAACCTCTTCTATAAAAGAAAATTTTACTCAGACAAAGCCAGCACCCTTGACGAGCTAATAGAAATTGCACATAATGATATTGACACCGAGTTTATAAATAAACCTCAATAACATGCCAAGAAAAAGAAAACCAAGATACTAAGCCATGAAAAAAACCACAAAACCCAAAACTAAAAAGCCTTTAGAGAGACATAAAATAGTCGTTGAAAATCTTGGAAAAGGAAAAACACTAGGACAGTCCATTCTAGCTGCTGGTTATTCAGAAGCATATTCAAAGAATCCTCATCAACTAAAAGGTACAGAAAGCTGGGATACTTTAGTTAAAATTGTACTTTCTGATGACAAACTAATCAGAATCCATGATAGTCTTTTAAATTCTCATAGGCTCGATCATATGACTTTTCCGCCAGAAGTCCAGCAAAAAAAGAAAGGTGCAGAAATTATCTCTGATGAAGATATAGAAAATCTGTTTTTAGAATTAGGATGCCGGCTTCGTAAAATAGTGCATGGTGATCTTGCGCGCCATGTATATTTTTGGAGTCCAGATAATCAGGCGAGGGATAAAGCTCTTGAAAAAGCCTACAAAATCAAAAATAAATTTGCTCCAGAAGAGTACAATCTAAAATTCAAGGGATTCTCAAAAAATCAACTCATTGACACTATATTATCAAAAATAACCAAGAAGAAATAATGCCTAAAATAAACCCCGAAGTAATAAATTTAATCCCTAAGCAATTTTGTGATAGCTCCCTTTTTGGATTTGGAAAAGAATTTTTAACCGCCCTTTTTAGCTCTGGCGAAAAAATAACCGGATTTGCTTTTAATCCAATTCACTTCAAACAAATAGTAGCTGGAATGAATGAAGCTCTTAAGCAATATGAAGAAAAGCATGGAGAAATTGATATAGAAGACAAACCTATTATTTCCCCAATTCAAATGGATGATATAGGTTCAAAAGGTAAAGAGTAGTTTTTTGATACTACTCTGCTTCTATTTCGTCGAAAAAATAGGATTCGCTAAGCAGGGTAGTATTAGAAAATTATGCAAGAAGAAATATTAAGTTCAATAGATACAATACGAAAACGGCTTGAAGAATTGCCGGAAGAAGAGCTGACTGAAATAGCTGAAATGGCTGAGGAGTTGGAACAACGTGATGCTATGGAAGCCGCGCAGTATTATACACCAAACGGCAAGGTGGAGAAGTTTATTAAACTCGTCGGCTCTGATTCTAAATTTGTAAACATGTTTATTGGAGCTAACGGGGTAGGTAAAACGGCCGTAGGATCTAATATTGTGGCAAATATCATCTTTGGTCCACAGAATAAATGGTTCAAACATCCTCTTTTTCAACAATTTCCATATATAAAGCGTGGCCGTGTTATTTCTGATCCAACAACTATTAAAGAAAAAATAATACCAGAGCTGATAAAATGGCTTCCAAGAAACACATATAAAAATTTCCCTGAGAAACTATATGAAACTTCCAAAGAAGGAAAGTATTATGCTTCAAAGTTTATCTTCAACAACGGCTGGACTATTGACGTAATGAGTAACGAACAGGATCTGAAAAGCTTTGAATCCGTTGATCTGGGATTTCTTTGGATTGATGAGCCTCTTCCTAAAGATAGATTTCTCGCCTCTCTTGCTCGAGGTCGTATGGGAATGATATGTTTCTGGACTTATACGCCTCTATTTCAAGCCGGCTGGGTAAAAGACTGGATGGACGAACACCCGGATGAAGCGGAATATGTGGAAGCGGAAGTAGAAGATGCTTGTCTTGCCGATAACGCAGAAATATTGACATATCAAGGCTGGAGAGATTTAGACAAGGTTCAGATTGGGGATATAGTAGCCACCTATAATTTAAAAAATAGACTAATTGAATATCAAAAAGTAAATGAATTAGTTAAAAAAAATTTCTCTGGGGAACTTATTTCTACTGGAGACGGTCTTCTTTTCACTCCCGATCATAGAATGGTTACTTTTAATAGTGATTTAGGAGAAAAAAGAACAATAAAAAATATGCCTTTAGAAATAAGGCGAGCTGACACTTTGCGTCGTGGAGTCCGAATGCTAAATTTTTCCGAAAATGGTTATGTGGCAACTCGATTTGATTCCCCTTTTCCTGACAAAATTAGTGGAAAAGATTGGTGTGAATTCTTAGGTTGGTATATTTCTGAGGGTTGTGCTACTGGCACTAAGGGAAGCACCCAAAAGCATTATGGTATTTATATTACTCAAAAACACATAGAAAAAAGAAAGAAATTAAAGGAGTTATTGGATAAAACTAAATGGGCTTGGCGAGAAAGAAAATATGAATATTGGTTATCTAGTAAAGAATTACACCAAAATCTTTTTTCCTTAGGAAATTCGGCGCAAAAACATATACCAAGGTATGTTTTTGAGTACCCAAAAGAATATCTTCAATTACTTTGGGAGACACTTTTAATTACCGATGGAGATTCTAAAAAAAGATATTTAACTTCCTCTAAACAACTAGCTGATGATGTTCAAGAATTACTGATAAGATTAGGGTATAGAGCCTCTCTAAGAAAGTGGAAGCAAGGGGAAAGATTTATAATGGGTAGAAAATATTTTTGTGCTGATATGTATTGTGTTTCAGCTCTTAAACATAGATATTCCTATGTGGATAGAGGTATAAAGAAGGTTTTTTATAATGGGATAGTGTCTTGTGTTTCTGTTGATAATGAAACAATTATTGTGAGGGATAAAACAGAAAAATATCCTCTTATTACTGGTAACTGTAAAATCCACGGAGTAAGAGGAATTCTAGATCATAAAGCAATTCAAAGAATGTCTGATTCTATGCCGGAAGATGAAAAAGAAGCGCGCATATTTGGAAAATTTGGCCATTTACTCGGTAGAGTACATAAAAGATTTAATAGAAAAATTCATGTCATAAAACCTTTTCCTATCAACGAAAAAGACTGGACAACATACAAAGCGCTCGATCCGCACCCCAGAGTTCAAGACCATGTTTTGTATCTTTCTGTCAATAGTAAAGGTACTAAAATAGTAACCGCCGAACTTCTATCTGAAGGCTTAGTAAAAATGCTCAACTCAAGAATGATAGAACTGGAAACAAAAATGCACTTTCGCATTGAAGACAGAATCATTGATCCTTCAGCTTTTAATGATAACCAGCATACAAAAGAGCCAAGTGTAGGAAGCCAAATAGTAGATATCTCTCGGGAGCGTTGGATTAAAGGTAGTAAAGACCTCATGGCCGGTATAAAACGCCTAGAAGATGCCTTTGATTATGAAATTAAAGCCGGAAAATTCGTAAAAGAACCAGAAATCTTTATTTTTGACTCCTGCCCTGTTACAATTAAACAACTAGAAGAATATGTCTGGGCCGAATATAAAGGCACTAGCGCAGACGATAAACAAAAATCCGGTCGGCCGAAAGACAAGAATGACCACATGCCGGAGAACCTCCACCGACTCATCCTTCACGAACCAAAACATATCCCTTTCCAACTCCGCGAGCGCAACAACGCGCCTTCCGGTAGCTCGGGTGCTAGTGATATTGCTAATAATAACTTTGATCCTTATTAACCCAACCTCCTAGTTTTTAATGCAAATGGAAATAAATAAAATAATACAAGGCGACTGTATCAAGTTTATGCGGACACTTCCCGACAAGTGTATTGACCTAATTTTAACAGACCCGCCCTACAACGCAAAAGATATTGGTCCAAATAAAAGGAAATATATCGTAGGGCAAATGCAACTTCCTCTGAAAGAATATATTAAATTTTGCCAAGATTGGTTCAAGGAGGCGAACCGAGTGGCCAAGCGAATTGTTTTTACTCCCGGTATTGCGAATATCTGCTACTACCCGCAACCTGATTGGATTGCCTGTTGGCATAAACCCGCCGCAGTTTCTTTTAATCGCTTTGGAGGATTTAATGCTTGGGAACCGGTAATGCTTTATGGTAAAATACCTAAAGGAAACCGACTACCGCAAGATTACTTACTTGAAAATACAATGAACTTTTCTAAAGGTGCGGAAAAAGAACATCCGTGTCCTAAACCTTTGGTCCTAATGCAACGCCTCGTTCAAATTTTTTCAAAAGAAGGAGAACTTGTTTTTGACCCATTTAACGGAAGCGGAACAACTTGCGTGGCGGCTAAATCTCTTAAAAGAAATTATCTAGGAATTGATATATCAAAAAAATATAATGAAATCGCCAAAGGTCGTATAAAATCAATATCAAATACACTTTTTTAGATACAAAATAACAACACAAGATGAACCTCCTAAAAAACATAATAGAATACTTTGAACTAAACAAAATGATAGAACTCCCAGACGACACTAGCTTTGCTGTTATTGTTATCCCACTAATTATTTTCTGGCTAATGTTTATCCTATTTTTACTTTATAAGATTTATCTATGGGGTTTGATATGATATATTTAAATAAACAGTCCTTTGTCAAGGAGGAGACGTGAGGAGACTCGTAGCAGTGTTCGTGGTCGCTGGCGTCGTAGTACTCTACTTCCGCTTCACCGACGAAAGGAGGTGGTGGGAATGAGCGCAATCATTCCAGTACCCGAAATGTACATCACTGTCTGCCAGTGGTTTCAGTGGCACGAAGGTGGTGTGATGTTGAGTATCGGGGACAAGCAGTTCGCGCTGACGGAGTTTCACTTCAACAACTGGAATTTCACGAACCCGTCCATTGGATTTGTGAGTGAATTTCAGGACTACTTTCCGTCTGTGGTTGTCGGGGTGGAATGTAGGACCTGTCCCCAGTGCGAACAGAAGCTCCGATCCATTGTGGACAATGAAATCGTAGAGGCGCATGGTATTCCTCCGACGGCCTCCTAAGGAGGTGATCATTCTTGTGCTGGACTAATCCTCCAGCGGGTCCGGGGCGTACCTTAAAACGCCCTTTTGTTTTTTAAAAAGTTATTCAGTAGTTATCCACACTTTTAATTTTTGTTAATTATCCTTTTAGTTATATAATAAAAGTAATACATAACCCGCGAAATCCTCGTTAGGATTTTTTTATTATTAATTTTTTAAAAATATGAGTAAAAAATTAGAAAAAATATTTCATAAAGCGGCAGGGACAGCCCCATCTCCTTTTCAAATAGTTCGTAGAAATATAACAACAATAGGATCTTCAGTAAAAAGGAAAGTACAAAATATATCCTCTAAAATAATGGCCCCTCAGGTTAATGTTATGAAAAAGCATGATGAAAAAATGAAAGAGATGGAAAGAAAAGCTAAAGCTGGAGAATTTAATTAAGAAATTTTATGTCAAATAAATATTTACAATCTGGTAAAAAGAAGAAGAAAAAAAAACTTTCTCATAAGCGAAGAGTATTAAATTATTCTACTGGTGTCACACCTCGTAAAAGAAATATTGAAATGGCTACTAAGAGAATGGAAGAACAGAGAGAGCGACAGATCAAAGCCGGCACTTTCAAAAAGAATTTTTCTTTTAAATATTATTATATTTTATTTAAACTAAAAATCAAACAATTCTTTCAGAAACTATTTCATTTTAAAACAAAAACTCCCATCCCTGAGTTGCTGAACGAGAAAGTAGTTAAAAGTTATCCTAAAAATCCTCGTCATTGGTTTAATGGATTAGTAGCTAAAAATCGCCTCAATGTTTAAATTAAAAAAAATACCAATAGAGAAAATGGATAAAGATGTGGCAAAGTCTATTGAAGGTCCTAGTGCTTGGCCTCCTTCTTTTCATGTGAATGATAAGCAAATGCCGGAAATACGAAATTGGAAAGTTGGCGAGAAGTATCAAATAATGATCGAAGTGGAAATGAAAAGTTTCCAAGACGAAGCAATCGCTGATAAGCCAGCTAAAATAAATGCTTCGGCCTCCTTTGATATCTTGGCTTATAATACAATGGATATAGAAGATATGAGTGACGAGGAGTTTAGAAAATATGAAAGTAATGCCCTAAGACACATGGCAAAAAAATGAAAATAAAAGTATTAAAAAAAATAGAGTATAAAAAAGATTATCGTATTTACATATTCCATTTTAATTATATCTTTCAATATTTTATTACCGATAGACGCAAAAATCTTTTTCAAGACTATGTAGAATTAAAACCCAACATTTTTAATAGATTAAAATATAAAATCGGCCTGACAAAATCTCCCTATCCAGAAGAACAATTTAAAATCTGTGAAGAAATAATTCTTTCCGGCGCAATTAGAACTGTTGATGCAATAATCCACGGAGAAAAGAAAATTGAAGATGAAAGAGAAGAACTCAGAACTGAAGCCAGGAAGCGTGGAGTAACTGAGTGTAATTGGCGTGTATTAAAAACAGATAATGAAGAAGCAGTTTATCAATGCCTGACACATCCGGAATTTATTGTGCCGATGGTAGAAGGAGAAGCACCTTTTCATCCAAGAGAAGCAGTGCTTTCTCCATATAAATAAATATGGCAAAAACAGAAAAAGTAAAAATCAAATACACCGACATAGAAAGAGAAATAGTGGAGGGAGAAAATATCATCTCTGATATTATTGACGTTAAAACTCAAGAAGCATTGGTTCGCCAAATAGAATCTGAGTATCAAGTGGCCTTTCCTTTTAACCAAGCTAAGCGTATAAAAAATCTTGCTAGACTAAAACTCTACAATAACCAAATGAGAGATGATAAAGCTGTTGGTGATCCACTTATGTTTACAGTAATGAACACAGTTTTAGCTGATCTTTATGATGATAGATTAATGTCCTCCTGGGAGGGCCGAGGTGGCCGGGGAGACGAAGACGTGGAAGATAATCTAAACGCTATGTCTGAATTTGACTATGATGTAATGCAAAAGTCTCAGACTGACTATCTTTGGGATTGGGACACCTTATTCTTTGGCCGAGGATTACTTTTATTAATGGAATTTAATCGGGATAAAATGTGTCCTATTCCAGAAAATATAGACGCGGCAACTTTTATTAGAGATCCTCGTGCAACATCTGTAAATGGAAATGCAAGTGGAAAAGGTGCTATGAGATTTGGAGGATGGGAAGTTGGCGCAACTTATTATGAGTTAAAAGATTTACCCGGATATTTTAATATAGAATCTCTTAAAAAAGGCAAGGAAGTAAATAATGATTTAGTAGAAGAGCTTCGCTCGGCTCACAAACAGGCGCAAGGGCTAGAAGACTTCTCAGAAAAAGAAGAAGGACTTGGTAAATATCAAAACTACGAATTTCGCCTTCTAAACTGGTTTACTACTATAAAAGGACAGAAGTACCTTGTAACCCTAGGAAACTCCAGGAAGGTCATTGTGCGCATGATAAAGCTAGATTATAACGGTATGTGGCCTCTCCTTGATCGTACTTTATATCCTATGGCCGCTAATTGGGATGGAGTAAGTATTCCGGATATTACTGAAGACAAACAAAGAGCGCGCGCAAAACTTCTAAATATTGGAATGGAATCTGCCACAGCAGAAGTAACTCCCTCATACCTTTTTGATCAGACAAAGATTAAAAACAAAAACGACCTTAATCTGCGTATTAATAAATGGATTCCTGTAGATGGGGCGACAGACGGAGCAGTTACACCGGTCCAAAAGTCTTCTGCTCATCAATTTGCTACATTATTAATGGAAGTGCTGGACGTTTCTGCTCAACGGGCCACCGCTGCTACTGAAATAAGGCAAGGAATACAAAGTAAAACCAACCGAACTCTAGGAGAACAACAATTAGCTACTGCTGGTGGAGATAAAAGATTTGCTCTTTCCGCTAAGATATTCGGCTGGAGTGAACGAGCGTTCTGGCTTCTTTGGTATGTGCTTTATAAAAAGCATTTTAAAGACAAACTAGATGAAAAAGTTATTAGAATTCACGGTGCTATGGCTCCTATTTGGCGAGAACTTACCCGAGAAAATATAATCTCCACCGTAGACCCAGATGTCAAAATAGAATCAAAAGTACTTTCTGAAGCAAAGCGACAACGAGAACAACAGAATTTTAATGGATATCTTTCTATTACTCTTCAAGATCCAACTGCTAATAGAAGATTTTTACAAAAGAAAGCGGCTAGACTAAATGGCCTAACTAAGGAAGAAGTGGATCTTGCCTTTCCTCCAACTGTAGATGAACTACAAGCTGAAGATGAAAATATTTTATTAAATGATAGAAAACAAATTTATGCTTCTATAACTGATGATCATTTAACTCATATTGATATTCACTCTAAAGCAAATCAAAACGCTTGGAGCTTGTCGCATATTCAAATGCACAAAATTCTTATGGTCCAAAAACGTGACCGCCCTGACTTATTTCCACCCCCACAAGGATTACAAATTAAAGGTGCACCGACACCGGGACAGGAAGAGACACCTGAGCCGTCCGGTTTAGTACAATAATATGGGAAAAAAAATAACAAAATCAAATAGTGCAGATGCTTCAAAGATAGAAATACTACGAACTGGCCAGCAAACAGAATTTTGGCGACTTATTGTAGAAGCAATAGAAGAAAGTAAGGCACATATTCAAAAACAAATGGATGGGAATGATATTTTAGATCTTCCACCAGAGCAATATAAGATGGTGAATGAACTTTTTAAATCAAAAAAACAATTCCTAGATACATTAATAAAGACTCCCGAAAATCTAATGTCCTGGCTAGAAACTCCGCCCAACGAAAGACCAAAAGAATTTGATCCTTACGAAAAATGATAGCTCATTAAAATAAAATAACCCGCATTGTATACCCAGACTTGTTATCCACATTTGCGTTGATAATAAGTCTGGGTATATAATTACCCTATATTATCCGTCTGAAATTTCAGTTTTCTCGCCATTTCTGAAATTTCATGCTAACTAAAAACACTATGGCAGACAAAACAAACGCCACTCCGGATCAAGAGTATAACGATGATGGAACTAAAAATCCTGATTACGTTGCTCCAGCCGGTAGTGAGGGTGCCGAAGCCGACACCGAAAATAAAGGCAAAGAAGAAGAAGAAAAGGATGAAGATGAGGAGGAAGATGAATTTGATGACACTATTGACCCTGAAAAACCTCCTGAAATACCTATCAGAACAAGCGTAGCTCAGCATATTATTGCTCGTAAAAACAAGCAGATAGAAAAACTTAAGTCTAAAAAAGACGAAGAGGAAGCTGGGTACGAAGAAGACGATACAGAAGATGACCCTAATGACACAAGTAGTGTAATTAGAAAAGAAGTGAGTAAGGCTGTTGCTCCACTTTTAGGCAAGCTGGCCAGTGATGCAGATGAAGCTGAATTTCAAGCTCTCATCCAAGCAGAACCGGAAGCTAAAAAATTCACGAATCATATTAAAGCATATATGGCTCATGAAGCTTGGAAAGGAGTACCACCATCCGCTATTTATCATCACTTAGCCTGGAATGCCGCCCAAGCTCTCGGTGCGAAAAGAAAAGCGGCCGCAGAACTTGAGGCTAAGCAAAGTAAAGGGGGCGGTAGAAGTATTCATGAACAAGGAAAAGTAGGAGATCTACCTTCCGCAGAAGACATCCAGAACATGAGTGAAGAAGAATTTTCCCAAATGGAAAAAGATGTCGCGCGAGGAAAGTTTCTCAAGAAGTAATTAAAAACTAAAAAGCAAGCTGGAGCTTATGTCCGATACTCCCAGCTGAAAAAAAATGGCTGATACAACGACGACTGAAGTTTCTTCTGGCGTAAATAGTTTTTACGACCGAAGAATGCTAAATGCGGCGCGTCCGCTTTTAGTGCATGTTAAATGGGGACAAGTTAGAGATATTCCCCGCAATAATTCAACTGTGATTAAATTCCGCAGATATGGATTATTGACCGCAAATACCACCGCTCTAACAGAAGGAGTAACGCCATCCGGCACAGCTCTCTCTGTAACTGATATTTCCGCAACCGTAGCTCAGTATGGTGACTTTGTCACTCTTACTGACGTTTTACAATTTTCAACCCTTGACCCATTGCTTTCTGAAACAGCAAAGCTTTTAGGACAACAGGCTGGAAATTCCCTAGACCAAATTGCTCGTGATGTTTTAGTGGCTGGTTCGACTGTACAGTACGCTTCAAGCGCTACTACTACAGATACTGTAACCTCTTCTATGACATTAACTCGCGATGAGGTTCGTGAAGCTGTGCGAACATTGCAAGGCAATGACGCAAAGAAAATCACGGAAATGATTAATCCAAAAGACGCCTTTGATACTTCCCCTATCAATGCCGCTTATATTGGTATTATTTCTCACAACACCCTTTATGACCTAAAGGACGAAACTGGTTTCGTAGCTGTGGAAAATTACGCTAGTCAAGCGAATGTGATGGAAGGAGAAGTTGGCGCTTTGGATGATGTTCGTTTCGTTATGACTACAAACGCATCTACAACTGCAGGTTCTTTGACGACTGTGCATAGGACTATGATTCTTGCGCAGGACTTTTATGGAATCTCCAGAATTTCCGGCGAGGCAATGACTAACATCATCAAGCCTCTAGGTTCAGCTGGAACAGCAGACCCTCTTAACCAACGCGCAACTTCCGGCTGGAAGGCTACTTTCGTATGTAAGCGCTTGAATGAGAACTTTGCGGTGAGAATTGAACACGGAGTAAGTGCCTAGTTGTTATTTTACTAGTTTAATCCAAATTAATTATGGCTAAAATTCCCAAAAAATTAGCTCCTAAAAAAGCTAAAGTAAAAGACGAAGAGGAGGAAAAAGACCTCCTAGAAGAAAATGATGAGTCTTTAGAAGACTCTAGTAAAGAAGAAGCACCTGAAAGACTAAAATCTTCAGCTCAAGTAGAAGAAGAGGAAGTAAAAGACGAAGAGGAGGAAGAAGATTATTTACGCAAATTTCAGTATAAGAAAGTAAATAACACTCCACTTTGGACTTATCCTAATAGTGAAATAGCAACTGACCCAGATAAGGGTAGTAAAGCTGAAAAAATGAAAAGATTTCTCCTATCTGAGACAAAGGTTTTCACTATGATTCCACTTCCTGAGGGTTCTGATCCTAAGGTGCCGTATTCTGTAACACTTAATGGATATAGATTAGACCTACCCACTAATACCTATATTGACCTTCCTGTTTCTGTTGCAAAAATTATTCGTCAATCTCTTAATCAGACCTTGGTGGCACTTTCTAGGGATAGGATAGAAAGTAACACGAAGCCCGGCGCTGATAATGCGCTTGGCCGATAGCCTGCCAAAGGGCGGGCAAGTATTATTAATGTTTGTTTAACACTTCATCAGCGAAAGCTCTCGCAAGAGAAACGAAAGTGATGAAGAAAATGTATGGCTGTAACTTCAACACAAGTAAAAAATTCCGCAAGTGTCGTCCAAATCGCTGTAGGACGATATCTAACTTCCGATACAGCTGCCGCCTTTACTATTACCACTGGCTTCAAGCCATTGTATGTGAAGGTTCAAAATTTAGCCGCCACTGGCTCAACAGCTGAGTGGTATCACGGTATGGCGGCGGATTCCGCTTGGAAAAGCGTAGTAGCTGGGGATGGTTCTTTAATAACCACTCTCGGTATTACCCAACTTTCCTACGGATTCACTGTTGGTCTTGATACTGACCTCAATGTGATAAATGAGCAGTTATCATGGTTGGCCTTAGGGTAGACTGTAGTTAGGTTTGCTATCGGATAATGGTTATGGTAGAGTTAGAGGATGAAAACATTAACCAAACCTTGCCTATATTGTGGCAAAATTATTATCAAGCAACCTACACGTTCTTTAAAAGATTGGAAAAATAGAACTAAGTTTTGTTCGAGGAAATGTGGTTATAAATATTTCCCTTACACCAAAACGTGGAAAGCGAAACAAAGAAAATCACATCTTGGATATAAACCATCTGAAGAAACTTTACTCAAAAAAAGTGAAGCACAACGAGGTGAAAAAGGTTCTAATTGGAAAGGAGACGAAGTGGGATATCATGGTATTCATGTTTGGCTTCATAAGAATTTTGGAAAAGCCAATAAGTGCGAAAATGAGAAATGTTTTTATCCTCGCATGGGCTCAAAGAAATTTTTACGAAAACCTTATAGATATGAATGGGCTTTACTAAAAGGCAAGGAGTACAAGCGGATTAGAAGTAATTTTATTCAACTTTGTATCGCTTGCCATAGGAAGTATGATTCTACTGGTTTTCTTTTCTAAATTACAAAATGTCGTGAACATGGTATCGCTCGATAGTGTACGGCACACTTAACAGTCGGGCGAAGAAAATAATGAGTTTTAAAGAAGATATTATTTCCGGCGTACGCAGAGAACTCGTAGATGATGTTCTGCGCGCCAGTGTTCTAACTTACGGAGAAGTATTCTATGTGATGGAAGACTCCGACACTAATTATCCGCTTCTAGTGAAGAGATATGGAGTAAAGAATGTCTTTACTACACTCACAGCCGCAGAAGATGCTTGTGTTTCCTCTCGAGGCGATACAATTTTCATGAGCGCAAACACTACCCACACAATTGCATCTGGCATCGCTTGGGATAAAAGCAGGATTACCGTTATCGGACTAGACGGCGGAGACCGCCTAGTCCAGCAAGGAACCAAAGTCCAAAATGCCACTGCTGACACGGCTGCGTATGTGATAAAAGTTACCGGTGTCCGAAACAGCTTTAGAAATATTAAATTTATTCAAGCTGGCACGGAAGCAACTGCCCTTCATGTTTTGGAGGAGGGAGGCGAAGGCAATCTGTATAAAAATTGCACCTTTACTTTCGGGGTAGTGGGTAATCTTGACCTGACAACCGCCACGGAAGTTCTTTGTGGCGCTGATTCTGCGACATTTATAAAGTGTCTATTTGGAACAGAAACCCTTTTGACTAGCGCGGCGCGAACTGTTTTCACGATTGATCAAGTTACAGCCAGCCAAGAGTTTAAATCAAACATCTTGGAAGATTGTATTTTCTTGATATCCTCAAGTTCGGCTACGGCGCTCTTTATAAAAGTTGTTGCGACGTCCGATGTGCTTTTCACCAATCTGTTTAAAAACTGTATCTTTATGGCTTCAGTTGATTCGGCAGGCGGTATAGCGCTTACAAACGCTGTCGCGAGTGTAAGTAGTCTTGTAAAAGGCACGCTTAACTTCGCCAATCCTGCCACCTTCAATACGACCAACTTTGCAGTTACTGCGGATCAAATGCAGGTTGTTGCGCCAGTTCCAACTGCCGCTACATCAGGTATTGGTGTTACTCCAGCGTAGTCTTTCCTAGTTTGTTTCCCTTGTTCCTCTCCCCCATACTTCGCCAAGGCTTCGCGAGGCAAAGGGAGGGGGACAAGTTGAAGCAAATTAGTATTAATTATAAATTTTAACCAAGAATTATTTTATGCCAGAAATAGCAAATATAAGTAAAAATGAATTATCAAAGACCTCTCTCGATTCGTTTAATGTTTTAAAATGCGACCCGGGAGCTTTTGCTGGAGGCACGTCTAACGCCCGTGGCGATAAAGACGGCACAAAAGCTGTTATGCCCCTATTTAAGGTGACCGGAGACGTTCTGGTGCGTATATTCGGGGTATGTAAGCTAACCCTAGTCGGCGCGGGAACCATAGAAGTAGGAGTGGCCGGCAACACAGCTGGACTCATCGCTCAAATCGCCAATGCTACTGACTTGGCTACCGGAGAAATATGGAATGACGCTACTCCAACAGAAGTAAAAGTTGGGCTTCTTTCTGGAATTCTCGGTCCGTACATAGTGACCAACGCCGGCGGAGCCACCTTTACTACCATAGACGAAAAAGTCGGCTCAGCTGATATTACCGCCGGAGGACTTTATTATATCTGCCTATGGAGGCCACTTAGCCCAGACGGAAAAGTTGAAGCATTATTCGCCCCAAGTAACGGTTAAAAAACCATGACAACCACAGAATTTGCAACATTGGTGAGATACAAGACAAAGACAAACAGTACCACTTTTACTGATGCGCAGATTTTGTTGCTCATGAATATATTTAAGAATGAAATTTCCTCGCAGATAGTAGAGAGGAATGCTGATTATTTCTTAACCTCTGAGACATTTGATTTAGTAGCTAGCTCAACTACTCGTATCTACGCTTTCAATGCCAATATTCTCGCCCGGATGCACAAAGTGGAAATAAAATTCGCTTCCGGCGACTCTCGCTTCCCTTCCAATTATATTAAAAATTATTCAGGCTCGGAAACAGAAAGCGAAATTGTAAAACATTACGGAAACTCGGAAGGGCAATTCGCGCATACAATCCGAGGAAAAGGAATATTCATTCTTTCTGGAACTATTATCGCAGTTTCCGCCGGTGGGCAGATATTCTATTATCTCTACCCGGCAGACTTCACAGCTCTAAACGGAAGCACTGACATGGCAGCCGATCCTTCCGCTTCTACCTTTGGCTTCCCGAGACAATTCCACGAACTTCTCGCCCGCCGAGTGGCTATAGAATACAAAGGCTCTCAACCTAAACCACTTCCACTCAATCGGCACGAACAAAATTACGAAAATGACCTACAACTCGCCTTGGATTCTATCGCCCACCGAGACGAATCCGGAGACATTATTGGCGACTCATTACCAGATAATGAAACCGGCCATAACGGCTGGGATTATTAATTATGCAACTCACAGCAGAAAACTTAAATTATATTTTAATGATTATTACTCTAATAAGTGTTGCTTTCACTATTTGGAGTAAAGTAAAAAGCCCACAAGATAAATTGGATAAGCAGGTGGCTGTGGATCGTGAAGAAGTAGAAGGAAAAGCACAAGTCTTAGCACAAAGAGTGCAATGGGAAAAAGAATTGACAGAAAAAAGATTTGGGGAATTTGGTAAAAGACTAGATGATGCCTTTGCTTTAGCTCAAAACCATACTCATTCAGTGGATGTCAAGGCGGATTTATTAATAAAAACAACCAACGAATGGCATCTACAAATTTCAAATAAATTAACAAAATTAGAAACTTTAATTGAGGAGCGTATTCCTAGAAAATAATGGCTATCATATTCAACGGACAATTTATGGGGCTAGCGGACAGCAAACATAGCGGAGTGGCTGGAAGCTTTTACCGATCCGTAGGCATTGACGGCCACAGCAACCCGGGAACAATCACAGTACATCAGAAGCTTTCAAAGGAGAGTGGCTCAACCGTGGACGAAATGGTAAAGGTTCGAGTGGCGGCCTCTACCGGCTGGAGTTTTTGGTTCTCGGCTGACTCCGGGAAGATCTGGGCTAGAAGCTCGGCAGGCGTATGGACTCTGGCTCATACCACTACCGCGGCCGCCGGAGAGCATAAATGCCTCGGAGCAATGGAATACAACGGATTCATCTATTGGGCTACTCAAAGCAGGCTGCATAGAATCGCTATAGCCAACGCTGACGGCTCGTGGGCGAGTGAAGTGGAGGATTGGGCTACTTTTGCTGTAACTAACGCCTCATACCATCCTATGGCCATCCAAGACCTGACCTTATTCATCGGAGACGGTAACCAAGTAGCTTCTGTGGAAGCAGACGATACTTTCAACAACAACGCGCTCGACATAAATGAACCCCTGATAATCAAAACAATGGTAGATTATGAGATTGATTTATTAATTGGAACAGTTGTTGGAACAGCTACAACAGTAAATAGGACAGAAATAATCCGTTGGGATTGCGTATCTACTTCTTGGAATACTTCAGATCCGATAGAAGAAGTTGGCATTAATGCTTTTATTAGAGATGATAACTATGTATATGTCAATGCAGGTCGCGCCGGCAACATATATTTCTATAACGGAGAAAAACTAGAACCTTTTATAAAAGTACCAGGCACATATTCTAATACTCAATATGGCACAGTACATCCTCATGCTTCCGGAAACTACAAAGGCATACCAATTTTTGGCTTCTCCAACGGCTCTGGCAATCCAGCGCTAGAGGGAGTGTATAGCTTTGGCTCATATTCCAGAAACTATCCTAAAGCATTAGATCTAAGCTGGGTAATTTCTCCCGATGCCACAACCGGAGTGGAAATCGGTGCGATCCTAGTAGCTGACTTTGATATCATAGTGGCCTGGAAGTCCGGCAGTACCTACGGTGTGGATGTCATTGACTACACCGCCAAATACGCCAGCGCCTACTTTGAAACAATGATGTTATTTCAAGAGAAAAGAGATGAATTAAATACATTAAGAGAGGTTTCCGCTTTTTATAATTCTTTACCAGCTAGTACAGGGATAACCTTTTCCTATAGTGTAAACGGTGCAGCTTATGTGGCCATGACTTCAATCACGGATGCAATTTTAAACAGAATAAAAGCCGAAACTGGTCCCGATAGCATCGGATCACTTCAATTAAAGGTCGCCTTTACAATTAATTCCAACGACGCTCCAGTAATGGAAGCGCTGGGGGTGGAAATAGAATAATATGACATATATTTTTGGAGTAGGTGTTGGAATAGTAATTATTTTTTGGATATTAAGATTTTTTTTGCGAGTAAGTTTTCAAGAAGGTTTTTTAGAAGGTAGTAAAAAAGTAATGATTCATATTTTTAAACACATAAAAGAAAAAGGTTCAATTAATTTAGTAATAAATGGTAAAAAAATTAAAATTATAGAAGATAAAGAAAAGTAAAATGGCAATCATAGAACCACAACCTCAACCCGAGTTATCTTACCTTAAAAACAGCTACAACAATCTGCGAAGTATTTTAAAGCGCGTGGGTTTTGATATTTTAAAAAGAGCACTCCAATCAGATAATTTTGAGACTGGAGTTTCTGGCTGGAGAATTACAGCGGAAGGAGATTTAGAAGCAAATGATGGAACATTTAGAGGAGCTATCACAGCCACAAGTGGAACAATTTCTGGTTCTTTAATTATCGGTTCAAACGGACTTATTCGTTCAGGACAGACAGACTATGATACCGGTACAGGTTTTTGGATAGGTAATGCCGGAGGAACACCAAAATTAAGTATTGGAGTGGGTGGGTCAACTACTTCTAGTCTTACTTTTGACGGTACTGATTTATCTCTTAACGGTAAATCTATATCTGATGTCGTTGACGGAGCGACTACTGATATAAACTTTGGTCTTTTTAGAGGAAGTAATGTTGATGGTTTAACCGAAGCAGTTGGTAATGCTACTATAACAAGAAAGTTATTAACAACATCAGTGCTATATAGTACGGCTGGTTCGTGGTCATTAAAAAGTGGGACATTAGGATTTAAGTCAACTGTAGAGTTTAATTTTGAGAATGATATTGAATACTTCGTAAGACTACAATCAGATACAGGTTTATCTGCTTCTGGCGGTTTTGCGGGAAAAGCTTATTTCTGGGGATTGTCTGAAAGTGGTGGCACAAATATCCCAGCTGTTCCATCTTCTATACTAGCTTTTGTAAGAGGTCGTGTATTACATGATTCGCACGTAGGATTTATTGTTGATTGGGATGATAATCTTTTTGCTACTTCTGGAAGTGGGTTGAGCGCCAGTAAAGGCTCTAGTCAAGATATAACTGATTTATCAGGTGTGGTAACACATACAATTTTTAATAATTATCGTATTGAAACTTCTTATGCTGCATTTCCTTCAATTTCAAATACTGGATTTATACGACCAACTGCCTCTTCAGGTACAAACTGGTCAAACCAATCAAATGCTTATGACGCAGATACTAATACTTATGCACAATCTGATTCTTCAAATAATGCTCGAGCGATTTATTTTAGTTGGGATGCTGGCACGACTTGGACTCAGGGACAATTAACAAATTTAACAGCTTCAAAAACAACCGTAACAATAGGTGGTCAATATAATACATTTGGACGTACATGGTCTGCTTCTGATTTTAGTGATGCAAATTTTGTTGTGAAAATTTGTGATGTAACTGCTATTTATGCAGACCAACAACTTTATCCTTTTAATTTAACCACTTTTGGTTTCAGTACAGGCACATGGGAAGAAATAACAGGTATTGAAATAGAATTGACTGGAGATGCTAATGGAGATTCAGGAAGCCCTTTTATCTATGATATTCGCGCAAAAATTTATTATACTACAACAGCAAATACTGGATATGTAAAATATTATGTAAATGACACATTAGTTGCAACACATACTTCTTCAATACCTAGAAGCACAGATACTCCAATAATTCACTTTGGTTCAAAACAAGGAGTAAATACTTCAAGTAGTCGCCATATTTTTTATAATAACTATAGAGTAAAAATACTATGAAATTAGAAATACAAGGAGGGTTTATTACAATAGACAATAATTCAATAGAAGCAACAAAAATTTTAGAAGGTTATGGGTGGTATCATGATGGTGAAAAAATTATCATTAAAGAGACTAAAGATAATCCAGACTTTAAAACAATACTATCTACTCTAAAAACTGGAACAGCATCATCTGAACAGGTGCAGAAAATATTGTTTTTTTTATTAAAAAAAGAGTTAGGACGACATCTTTAGTATTAAAAAAATTATAAAAATAGTATAATAAATATATGGCAACAGACACAGGACTAAAATACGTAAAATACGGACCATACGCAGAAGCAATACCAAACACTGGTAGTGTACCTTCTGGTCAACAAGAAATTTCCTATGAGGATTTTATAAATATAGCCAATACAGCACAAAATGATCCAAAAGGACTTCAATTAAAAGACTGGTTTGACAAAATGCGTCAAAATAATCCACAAGCTTTTGTGAAAGGATCTTCTTCTGGGCTTACTATGGTAAATGGAGTACCAACTAAAATTTCCACTATAAAAGAAAATGAAGTTAATGAAGCAGGAGTAGCGGCAGGGACTATGAAAAAAGTACCTGTTGGTGGTGGGTTTGGTTATGTACCTATTGGAAGCGCTGGGGACGCTAATTTAAAAAATATTGGAACACAAAATACAGCTAATCAACTAAATGCAGGAGTAGTGCCAGGTGTTTCACAAGGAACGCCAACTCCTTCTGCTCCAACTCTACTTAAACAAGGCACAGGAAGCTCTACGGCGCCTAATGCGGAGGTGCAGGCCATCCAGAAGCAACTTGGTATCACTGCCGACGGAATCTTCGGCCCACAGACTAAATCGGCTGTAATGGCCTTTCAACAATCTAATGGGCTTGTTGTTGATGGTATAGTTGGTCCTTTAACCCGCGCTGCTTTAGCTAAAGGTGGAGGGGGACAAACTGGAGGTGCGCCAAGTACTAGTGGAACTCCAACTACCCCCGGAGCAACCCCAACGGCTCCAATTCAGATAACTCCTCAAACTGAAATTGCTACAATGAATGCAGACTCACAAAAGATGGCAGATGCTATGCTGGCTTCCTTTCAAAAAACTGTCGGAACAAGTGTAGAAGTTTCCAATTCAGATAAGCTAATAAAAGCATTGACTGAATCTTTTGAAAATAAATTAACGGAAGAAAAGCCAAAAACTCTTGTAGAACAACTAGCAACAAAAAGAGCCGAGCTCGGGGTAGATCCCCTAGAAAATGATATCAATAGTATTGATGCTGAAATTGCTAAACTAGACTCTGATTTTCTAGCCTTACAGGAAAAAACAGGAAATAGACGTGTGTCGCTCGGGCAAATAAATAGGCGAAAAAGCGCAGAGGAAATGCAGTATACTCAAATGAAAAATGAATTGACTCTACAAAAAAACGCCCTAGCAAATCAGTTAAATCAAAAATATTCCGTATTAAACACCTATATGCAATACACTGGCATGGACTACCAAAACGCCCAGAATGAATATAACACAAAATTCAGTCAAGCTATCTCTATGATAAACCTCGTAAAGAATGTGGAGGAAACAGCAAAAAGTGACGCGGAAAAGGTAGTGGACAACGCCCGGGCCAACGCTCAGCTAATGATAGACGCGCTAAAAGGTAGTAATACAAACTTTGATACTCTTAATCCAACAACACAAGCTGAAGTTCAAAAATTAGAATTACAAGCGAACCTACCAAGCGGATTCGTAAAATTCGCCATGGGCGCTGTGGACGAGCCGGTAATATCAATTGGGTCCTCTTTTGATAACGCGAGTGGCCAAAGAATGACTCCGATTTATACCAAAGACCCAAGCACCGGGGTTGTGAGCGTAAAAATGATATCGCTCGGCGCAGTGGACGCCGGCTCTCCAAGTGACGACGAAGAAGATAAAAAAGCCGGACTAGAAGCTGACGTACAACAAGCTATAACCTACATGGTACAAAGCAAAGAAGAAAATGATTGGAGAGGATTTAATCCTGACGAATACGCGGCATATCGCCAGCAGATATTCAAAGAATACGGCGCGGTAGGAGTGACTAGACTAGACCAAGCAATTAAGCAAAAGAAATTCAAGGTTGATTACGGTGCCGCTAGTGATGTAGATTTTAGAGATGAGGATGAAGATGTTTTTAAATAAAAAAAATGATAAAAAGATTTCAGCATACAAAATTAAAGAAATTCATTCATCCTAAGAAACCAACTTTGGAGACTAAAGATATAATGGAAGAGGAAAAAGAACATGAAGTGGATATAAAAGTACTTCGTGGAAAAAGAGGGCCTAAGGGAGAGCCGGGGGATAGGAGGACAGACAAACAGGTTCAAGAACTCATCAAACCTTTAATTCCTAAGCCTATCCCTGGAAAAGACGGCGAAGATGGCAAGGAAGGAAAGGAAGGTAAAATGGGGCCACAGGGTCCAAGAGGAAGAGATGGAATAGGAAAAGATGGCCTACCTGGAATGCCCGGCAAGGATGGGAGCCCAGACACTCCAAAGCAAATCAGAGATAAAATAGAATCCCTCAAGAAAGGGGAGAAGCTCTCTATCCATGCTATTGAAGAATTAGCTGAAATTATCGAGGAACTTAAAAAACAAGGGAAAGCCGGCCGAGATATTGGATTATTAAAAGGAAGCATCCATACCGGAATAGGAAAAGAAATTCGCTTTATTGATGATGAAACACCAAGCGGAACAATAGACGGCGCTAACGCTGAATTTACTCTAGAAAAAAACCCTAAAAAGGGTTCAGTAAAAGTCTATAGAGGAGGTGCGCGCCAGCGAGTGACAGAAGACTATACAATCTCAGGAAAAACCATTACATTTATTATAGCCCCGCAAGTCGGCGAGGTAATTTTAGTAGATTATAGATATTAATATGAAAAAAAAATACATAGGAATTATTGTCTTAGGATTTTTATTAACTTTCGGAATCAGCCAAGCCGCCACCGTGCTTTTTCCATTTCAAGGAGGCACAGGTAAAGGCACCGCTACAGCTGGCGATGTTGGAAAATACTTAAAGATTTCTGACGATTCGCCTTTTACTTACTCATATGATACCCCTGCAGGCACCGGAGCAAATACAGCATTGTCTAATCTAGCCTCCGTGGCCATAAACACTTCTCTAATAAGCGATACAGACTCCACTGACGACATAGGCTCTTCTGGTGTCCGCTGGGCAAACGGTTATTTTGACAATATAGATACTGGTACAATCACAATCTCCGCTTCTTCAGCAGGAAACATCACAATTAAAAAAGCCGACCCTTGTTTAATTTACGATGTCACCACTGCAACTGATACGGATTTTTGGACAGGCGTAACAGAAGATGCTGATAGTGTCGATGACGACCTCTTTCAAATAGGAGATGGTACAACCTGTGGAACGAACCCGTTTCTAACAATCAACACCTCAGGCAACGTCGGTATAGGGACGGTGAGTCCGGTGTCTAAATTGTCTTTATATGATAATACGGATAATAGTGCGGTTGATGTTAGGACTTATACTGGTGGGCTGGACATTTTGAACAACGGAGTTGGTACAGCAAATACATATTCTTTGATAAGGTTAGGAACTTGGGGCGCATCTGGTGCTTTATCTTCTCATGATGGTTCATTTATCCAAAGTAAAACTACAGCAAATAATGAAATAGATTTAACTTTTGGGCGATATTTGTCAACAGGGGAAATTAATAACTATGTGACAATCAAAAACGGTGGCAACGTCGGTATCGGGACGACGGCACCTCAGAGAAAACTCGATGTAAATGGGAGCATAGTTGTAGGCTCACCTTCACAAGGGACAAATAATCCTTTTGGTATCGCTGATTTCTTATCAGATTCTGGTTGGGATGAATCTAGAGTTGTAATTCCCTCGACAACAGACCAAAATCCAAGACTTGCATTTTTTAGAACTACTGGTAGTGGAAATAATGCCACTGCGTTTCAGATAAAAACGGATACTTCTAAATTTTATATAGAACGTGCAAGCGGATTCGATATATCTTCTGGCTCACCTTCCTATTCTCAGCTTTTGACAATAGCCAACGACGGCAACGTCGGTATT